TGTAGTGCAGCCCGGTGTGCCCGCCTGACGGCGGCGCAATCTGGGTACACGGGGTCGGACTCTGGGTTTGACTCAATACTGCGGGCGAGTACGGCATAGGCTTCTGACAGCCCGGCCCGCTCATCCTTCGTGAGCGCACGCGCGCGTTCCGAAAGCATGCCGATGGGCTTCACGGCCGGCGTCACTGCGGAGCCAGAGTCTCGCACCGCGAGATAGCTAACCCCGATCAGCAGGCAGAGAAGCACGCGGTTCATTTGGTTGGGCCCCCGCCTAGGAGTTGCCAGATCAATTGGCGGCAGAGCTTCAGGGCCTCGGCCTGTTCGGGCTTAGAGTCCAGATCGTCTTGGAGTTCCATGAGCTTCTGGACCCACGCCTTCCTCCACGAATCCTCGCTGTGAATAACGGGCTTGGGAAATGGAAGTGTAAGTCCACCAGCGATCAACTTCCGGGCCCATGAAATCACAATCGGGGCCGCAGCTACTGCCGCAAGCACAGCTAGGATAACGTAGTCGGCCGGCTTGATGGTAGGCATGTCACGCCTGCGGTACGGGTGGATTGATAACCTTGTTCAGTTGGTCTGCCAGATAGTCTAGCAGTTGAGCCCCCTGCGGTGTGAGCAAGACAGCCCGGATCAGAGCCAGAGACTCATTGTCCAGTTGGGTGGGCGTCTTGGTAGCAAGGAAATCCAGCAGGTCGAGGGCCCGGTAGACCCTATCCCTGCCGGGTGCAGCAGAGGAGATCGTGATCAGATAGTTCAGGATCGGGCTCCACTGGAGCAGGATCGAAATCTTTTCGGTGACAGATGGCATGGCGTTGATGCTTTCCGAATATGAGTCCCGGGCTCTCCTTGTTTATGGAGGGCTTGGCCCGGGTTTCGGCATGCCGTAGCATTCCCTTTTTAATTTGATCCTCGTCCATGTCTAGGCACTCGCAGGCAGCGGCAAACGTGATGACTCCCGTGCCCCCGTCCATCCAGCGGAGCGCAGCCTGACGCTGGCAGGCCACCTGCTTGCGGTCGGAAAGCTGACCGTGCAAGAGGTTGGCTGTACGCAGTAGCATCATGGCACAGAGCGACCGCCAGACGCCGGCCAGTTCGTCCCCGTTAAGCTGGGATAGTTCTGCGTTAATGACTTGAGCCAGAGCCGGGTCATCCTCCCCTTCCATCTCGCTCTTTCTCCAGTTGCTTGATGTGGTAGTCCAGATACCAGCGGGCTTTCCGCAGGTCAGGCAGTGGGTCGGGGCTCTTCAGCCCTGCTCTCCACACGTATTTGATAACGTTGCCTAGTGCGAAACAGAATCCGCTAGTGATCGTGACCGCGTCTATCCCGGACGGGTGGGAGGTATAGTGCGGCGGCATGTTGACCGCATCGCTGGCAGGCTTGGGCTCGTCAACTAGGCCGGCTCGCGTGAGCTTCCAGTGGCTTGGGACTGGGTTGAATGGCATGGGCTAGTGGCTCCCCGCTTCGTGTCTGTCAGGCAGTCGGCAACAATGGTCTTCATCGCATTCATGCAGCGGCAACAGCAGTTGTTCAGGCAGGAACTTGGGCCAGCCTCGGATGAGCCGTTCAAAGTCTCGTTCGGACCCACTACTCCCCCCTGTATTCCTTCGTGATGCGGGCGAGGATCGACCAGAAGACTGCGTCGTGGACATCTTCTCCGTCATACGGCACCGGGCATTCGTGGCGTAGGACATGAGCCCACTCCTCCAGAAGCGTCTCGGACATCATCTCCTCCGACGCCTTGCTGATTTTTATGTTTGCCTTGTCGCCGGTTATGTAGCACACGCCGTGCATTCCGGGCAGGCTTGGCACCATCTGGACTCTGACTGGGGTCCGGGTCGGGAAGTGGCGGCGCAGCCATCGCAGCACCTTCCGCAGCATCGAAGGCATGGGCTAACCTCGGCAAGTCTGAGAGCTTGATGGTCAGCAACCAACCCACCGGGCTTCGGTCTGTCCGGTGAAGAAGGACTGGGCAACGGCGCCCGCACTGATCCGCAGCTTTCTTCATTGTTCTTGGTACGTTGAGGGCGTTAACACGCTTGACCTCGTACCAGAGGGCCGGAGTATTTAGCACACGCAGGTCTGCACTATCCTCGGAATTGCCGCAGTGTTGTGCGGTTCTGGTGCAATCCCAACCAAATAATTCTCGCAGCGTTTCCGCCGCTTCTAGCTCCCCGACCTTCCCCTTCCGGCGGCTGTTTATGGCCATGGACTTCCCCCCTGTTTCCTTCGGTCATCCAGAAATTTCTTGGGTATCGGCTCCTGTTCGTAGGGCAGGGCCTTCCGCCGGCGTAGGGACGCGAGGGTTTCAATGTCCACGCTGCCGTCTTCCTCTTCCTTGGCAGACAGCACCGCCCCCTTGGGAAGCTCGCCGTATTCAGGCAGCTTGTTGTGAACGGCATGGTGGCACCGGCTGCACAATGCCAGCCAGTTCTCAAACAAGTCCTTTCTTCCAGCGCCGCCTACGATATGGTGCAGTTCCATCCAGCGGCCGTGCCGCCGGCTAGGCCAGTGGCACACGGCGCACCGGTCATGCAGCAGCATGTACTCGTTCGGGTCGATGTCATCCGACATGGCTTTTGACCCAGCCATCTTCGACCCTCCGGAACCTGACGATGTTCTTGCAGCCGAGCCATTTTGTAATCGCTTCGCACTCGTCTGAGAAGACCGCGATCTCCTCCAGCGTGACACCAATGGAGTTGAGGACCGCAGTCGCACACGCCGACGCAATCCTTTTGCCACGCCAATCCTCCCTGACAAACGCCTCTAGGGACGGCACCCCATTCCACACGTAGAGGCTAGCCCATCCGATGGGGACGAGGTCAAAGCTATCATCCAGTTCGCAGACGGCATATACCAAGTCATGCGGTAGCTCGTCGCACCGGCCATCGTCACCGATCTTGGCCAGCCACCGGCTATGGTCCGAGTTGGGCTTCGTTAGCGGGGCCATGCCCTGTGCTAGGAACGGAGGCAGGTTGCTTCCGAGAAACGTCTGTATGTTGATCATGTTCTCCACACCATTGGTCTTCCTTGATGACTGGCCAATCCCCGTTGAGGGCTGACGGCTCCACAAACTGGGGCGGGTTCCGCAGGCAGCGACCATACTGCTCGTTGTACCGGCCTGCAATCCTCGCAAAGAACAAGCAGGTCTTGCAAGTGGGCTCAATTGTCGAGGCTATCAAGTGCTTCCCTTTCGATTCATTCCAGTCTATCGGGTCCAGTTCCGATCCCAGTCTGGCCATCTCTTCCTCGCGTATGTGGTTGATGATTGTGGTGGTGCCGGAGATGCAGTCTGATGCTAGTAGGGCTCGCGTAGTGGCGCAATTATGCGCGGTAAATGCTCGACAATTCCTTGAGGCGGGCACTATTGGGTGAGGGCAGACCGACTCCCCCTGTTATGGGAGAGTCGTTCCTGACAGGCACCATTCGGAGCCGGGCGAGATCGGGCAGTGCGTGTTGTTCACGGGGTTCACTGGCCTTCAAACCTTCGCCCCGTGTGGATGGGCCTCTTGGCCTTTGGGTCCGGGCTGGAGTCGGCAGCGTTCCGGGCTTATTCCACATGCCGCTGGATTACCCCGGGAGGGGTGGGTCAACAGCGGATGCGTTCCCTCTCGTTGCACGCCGGCGGCGTCAGTTGGCGGGGAACCGAACTTCAGGCCATCTTCCCTGACTGGGCCTATCGCAATCCATCACGGCGGCGATCAATTTCTCCTTGGATCGCCGTAAGCACTCTCTTGTCCCGGCATTCAGACTTGTTGACTATCCACCACAGGTATGGGGTAGGAACAACTTCAATCTTCTGCCACTTGTATTTGCCGAACGGCATGTGCGTGACAGGGGGCTTGCGGTCCTGCCCCTCTGCCCCTGCCATCATGTCCCGTTGGTAGTGTCCGAACTCAGCATCCCCGACCACGCCGGCCCGCTTGCTCCATTCAAGCCGCTCGCGCGCGTGCTGCTCTGCGGCCTCGGCGGCTCGCTCCTCTTCGATCATCGGGTCGAGGGTAGCCCCCGTCATGGGCCCGCCGGCCTCCTGCTTCTTCTTGACACGGGCCATCAGCTTGCGGTCGAGGTTGGGCTGAAGAACGTCGAGGCTACTGCACAGGTCACAGTGCCTGCTGCTGTCGGTAATATCGAACACTTCAAAATAAGGCTTGGCCGATTCTGCTATAGCCTTCTTCCGTAGCTCGGCACTGCCATAGCCATCAACTATGCCGGGCAGCGGGCGAGTCCCTCTACCGAACATCTGTATGTACTTGGCCTTGGATTTCGTCGGCTTGGCAATGAACAGTTTCTTTACTGGGGGGAAGTCCCAGCCAAGGGTTAAGCAACCCACGTTCAGAATAATACTGACGGTGCCGTCTTCAAAGTCGTTGAGGTGGGCACGCCGCTCGTCTGGGTCCATGCGTGAGTGGACGATAGCAGACTTGATGCCTCGCCTGTCGAGGTTATCCCGCAGCCCTTCGGCAGCGAAGATGCCGTGGCAGAACACCACCGATGGTTCGCCTTCGTGGTTCTGCTCCACCAGCGAAGCGATCTCCTGCACAGTCCGCTCCTGCCCCATGATCCTCGCCAGTTCCTCGGCGTTGTAGTCCCCGAACTTCGCTCCCTTCAGGCGGGGCATGGACAAATCCACGCTCTCAATTACAGATAGCCAGACCTTGGCTGGCACAAGCCACCCATCATCGGTGGCCTGCGAGATGGGGTAATAGAACCCCACGTTCCCGTAGTAGCTGGTCAGTGGATCGCCGGCCCGCTCGGGGCTAGCAGTCAGCCCGACCAACTTGACTCGTCCCTGAGTCAGGTTGGTGAGCATCTCCAGTGCGCGTTTGGAGAAGTTCGTGTGAACCTCATCCACGATGATGAGGTCAATCGTGTCGATGTAGCGTTCCCAGCGCTTTCTTGAAAGCAAGGACGCATAGCACGCGACCGTGACCTTGTCATCCGAACGT